GGCTGTGAGAACGTCGCAGAGAGCACACTTGGCGTAGTGAGCGCTCCTGCCGATACAGTGCTTGCAGGGACACTAAACGTGGCTGAAAGCACCGACGCGAGTATTTGTGCGTCAGGGGTGATTACGTTAATGGTCGGAATAGAGAACACCGCAGAGAGTACATTTGGTGATGTCGTAGCACCTCCTGAAACCGTACGAGCAGGTGCAGAGAACACGGCACTTTGAACGGCAGGCGTAACATTTGCCGTTCCGCTTTCAGTTGGTGCAGGTACCGAGAATGTTGCCGCGAGTACCGAGGGAGTTGCTGTAGCGTCCTGCGCATTTGGCTTAAATGCCGCAATAATGTAATCGTTTTGTTGCGACGACGTATACGTTGCCGTCATACTGAACGACGAGGCGGCTTTGTCGTCTGTGTTATAGAAAAGGTTGTGGTCGTCGCCAGTACCGAAAGATTTTGTGCTGTTCGTACCTGCGTTGTACAGGTTAAAGTTAATCATTATCGTCAGCGCATTTGCGACGCTTGGCGTAACGCTACCAGTACGAGAGGTGCCAGTTGCAGTCCCACCAACGTTTGAGGTATCAAGAGAACCCGACGTTTTTACTCCCTCAATTACCACATAACCTGCTGACCAACGATTTCCAATTGACGATGGTGCAATATGCAAAGTCTTATTGCCTGACGATACATTTTCTGCATACCAAAGAGTACCGCAACGTTGTGTTCCGTTAATTGAACTCTGTACCTGCGTCATATTGACGCCCCCCAAAGTTGGTGTTCCGTGGTTGTCTCCTGATGTCGCCGAACTTATGAGCACCAACACCAAAGAACCGTTGTTTGCGACTGCAACGGTCTCGTCGTGCGAGGTAGTACCTGAATACTCGCCAAATGTTACTCCTGTTCCTACGTTATATGCCATATGTTTTTGTCAGAGCGTTCCAACGCTCTCTACTGACGGGTACGATATGGCGATTTACTTTTAGTATACCGTACTCGTCAGTGTGAGAGGGCTTGAACAGGCGCCTATCCACCCTCGCGTGTTGGCTTAGTTCAGGTTCAAGATACCCTCCGAGTTCCACTGAATAGTGAATGTTCCTGCGGTGGAAACCTTGTCTGCTCCGAAGTCAACGTACGCAATGAGTGCCGAGGTGCTTGCTGTACCAGTGCTCTTGTAGATAACTGCGGCACGCGCAGTAATCGTAGCCGTGCTCCAAGACGTATCGGCGGCGTCAAACACACCCTCGTTATCGGTGTTGTCTGCCGTTACCGTTACGCTTCCGAGCGTTGCACCTCCTGCCGTGTAGCCCGTTCCCGAGACTTCGTTTGTAACGTCGTCAAAGAAATCGTGCACGTCTTGGTCAGGGGTGTACGACGAGGTAACAAGAGCCACTTTGATTGTGTCGGTGTCAAGGTCAATGCCACCGTTCATAATCAACTTCTTAAAGTTGTTGTAGATTACGTCAGCCATAGTGGTTATTCGTTATCCTCGCCAAAACGCTCTGCAAGTTCGTCCTCTCTCTCGGTGATTTTCGCGTCCAACAGAGGCAAACGAGCCTCCGTATCTGCACGCTTTTCCTTGAGCCGCGCAATTTCAGCAACAAGTGCCTCCTTGCTCAACTCAATTTCACCATTTACACGACGGAAACCACGGCGTCCCTCAAGGATTTCGCGCACCTTAGCCTGCACGGGTGCAGGGAGTGCGGCGAGTTCCGCCTGTCCCTCCTCGGAACGACGGTAAGCCTTGTCTTGTGCGCAATAGGCTTCTGCCTGTGCTTTGATGTCCTTTTTGTCCATAGCGTTATGGTTAGTAGGGGTTAATAATTGCTACCGTCATTGTAGGGGACGGTGCCCATATTCTGCCTATCCAAGTTGGTGCCTTTTAACGAGGAAAGTACCAACGCAAGGTCTTTGTCAAAGACAAGTTCCTTTTCGGTAAGCGGTATGGGCTTCTCTTTAGAGTTTTTATACTCAATGATTACCGACCTCGCCCATATCTCGTGCGCTTCACGAGGCATACCGTGCGTCGTCGTACTTGGGTCAACTGACATATCGTCAGTAGAGGCAAGTTTCGCTTCCGTAAGGTCGGCAGGAAATTGGATTGCCCACAATTTCAAGCCCTCGGATACGTCAAGTATTTCCTCCCCTGTGTAGAGCCATAGAGACTTGCGGAAAATGTCAAACTGATATTTTCCTGAAAAAGCCGCACGGATATTTGCCTCTGTCGTAACTCCTCTGAATTGCGTAAGGTCAAACTCCGTGAACTTCTTAAACTCTGTGCCTCCGTTTGCAACGCACGCCTCTACCGCCTTTATGTTGGAGAGAATGGTTGCAGGGAATGAATACTCGCGTACACCTGCCTCAAGGTCGCGCAAGTACCACATACCGAAAATGTCCTCATTGGTTTTGGCGATTTCCTTTGCGAGGTCGTCCTTTTTGACGTTCGCCAAGGCAACCAAATCAGCGTCGGGCAACGTGGTGCTGTCCGTTTTCGTGTGGAACCTGATGTATGTTGCGAACTCGGTGTACTTCATTTGAGGTTATTTAACTCTGGTAATGGCTCCCTGTCCCACCCCAACGCCCCGTGAGAGGCGCTGAAAGGGACAAGGAACGTTCTACGCTTAAGAGAGCGTAACGGTGGCGGTTTTCGGGATAACGCGAACAGTTACGGTGCCTGACGCGAGGTCAATTGCACCACCAGTGTTGTTGAGCAACTGGTAAGTAACAGTGTTTGCGGCAGTAACCGCCGCCGTTATAGCGAGGTCTGCAACGTCAAGGCTGTGCGAGACAAGCACGAAGTCGCCAAGGGCGGCACCTGTTACGGTGATTTCCCCAACCTCCTCGTCGCCGTCAGCAATAGAGCCTGCGTCAAAAGTTTCTGACGCCTGCAAGCCTCCGAAGTCTGCGAGCATTGCTACAAGGAGGTTCTTAAGTTCCTTGTGAGACATTGCCGCGCTGTCTGTAATTACGGGCATAGTGTTAATGAATTAACGTTGATAATTAAGGGTGATTATCCCAATGCCTCGTCTGTACTCATACCGTCGTGAGAACGTGGGCGGTCAAGGCGAAACGCCTCTCCTGCCTCCGTATTTTCGGCGGTCATATTGTAGTGCTTCTCAATCAGGTCAGCGACGCCCTGCGGCACCGTAACGTACTCGCCTTTCGGCAATTCCATACGGTAGCCGTTAATGGTTACGCTTTCAGGTGGGCACTTACCCTTTTTCTCGTTAATACCGAGAGGGATAAAAATGCGAACCTTTGGCTGTTTCGCAAGAGCCGCTTTCGTGTCTCTCGCGTCCTGCGTCATTTGAGCCTCAATTGAGTTGGCTGACTTAGCCTTTGGTGCGTCCCTCTGAATGAGGTTATCGCCCTCGTCGTCGGCTTTCGCCGCCTTAGCAGGCTTTGCACCCTTTGCACCTGTCTTTGACCCCTTTGCAGGCTTCTTAACAGGTTCCTCCTCAACTTCCTCGTCCTCGTCGGCGTCAGCCTCGTCGGTCTCGTCAGTTTCGGTATCGTCCTCCGAGGTTTCGTCCTCGTCGGTGGTTTCCTCCTCGTCCTCAAGAACTTCGTCGTCCTCAAGAGCAGGATTTGCCTTTTTCTTAGTGTCCTTGGACATAATTTTTAATCGTTATGTTGCGGTTAATAATCGTGGGCTTTGGCTCCTAAGAGTTACGCTTAGGCGCTGACAGCGTGCTCAATACGAGTTATGAAGTCGTTGTTGAGGATTTTTGCGACGAACGTGATTTTCCAACCACTCGTTGCGCGCTGGTCAAGTGGGTCGTCCGTACCTGCCGAGCCGAGAGGCTTGACAATGTTCTTAACGGCTTCACCTGACACGCGAGTTGTACCGTACGCCTCCGCACCAAAGATAATGGTTGCGTAAACGTCGTTAGAACTCTCACCCTGACCAGTAAGAACCTTGGCGTTAGGGCTTTCAACAAAGCGAACTTCGTCTACGGCGCCAACTTCTCCGTCCATAATGGTCTTAGTGCTTGCGTACTTCTCAACAGGCACCCAACCAGTTACGCCCTTAAGGTCGTAAGTCGTGTTTGGGTGAACCAGTCCAATGAAGCAAGCGTTGATAGGAGTGGTGTTAATACCCGTATCAGCGTTAATCATTCGGCTGATTTTCTTTGCCTTGTTGTTCTTAAGGAGGCGTACAGCCTTCTTAATGAGTACGTCGGTAATCACGTCGCCCGTGTTAACGTGCGAAGTCTGCGTTGAACCCGAACCTGCGAAAAACGCAGAAGTACCTGCGGCAAGAATGTCGCGTGTAATCTGGTCAATCGTGTCTCCCATTTGGTCTCCGAGGATTTCGGCAGTTTCCATAAGGATAGGGTCTTCGCTTTCGTAGTCCAGTACGTCAGTAATGGTTACGAAGTCTCCGTACTGCGCCACCGTTGCGGTGATGTCAGTAACAGAAAGCGAACTGCCCGTCGGCGTTACACCCTCTGACAGTGCGGTTGTAGCCGCAGAGAGGTTGCCATAACGACGGAACTTAATAGTCGCGGTACCCGCCTTGCGCGGAATATCACGAACCTGCGCCCACCGTGCGTGAATGAACAACGGCACGGCACGCATAAGGAGGGTCTTGTCGTAAAAGACGTTTACCTCCGCAGGGATTTGTGCTCTGGTAGTATTTCCCATTTTAGTAATGTTACTTGGTTAATGTTGGGGCTTAGTAACGGTCAGCCATTTTGGAACGAACCTCTGCCTGCTTTGCCTCAAGTTCGGCTTTTGTCATATCAGCCGCACTCTTGACGCCGCCTACGTCGGACGCACCGCCACCGCTTTTCGTTTTCTTTGCCTCTTGGTCTGCGATTTTTGCCCTCTTTGCACCGATTTTTAAGAGGTCTTTACCTGCTACTCCGTAAAAGATTTCCTCAATGGGAACGTCCTTACGGGACGGGTGAGACATATACTTTCGGGCTTTTGCCTCGTAGGGCTTGAAGTCAGGGTTGGTTGAGAGGAAGTCTTTAATTTCCTGCTCGTCCTGTTGCTTGGCTTCTTTTTCAACGAAAGGCTTAAGGGCTTTCTCCACGACCTTACCGATAGTTTCCTTGTCGGCAGGGTCAATGTCGTCGTCCTCGTCGTCCTCTGTTTCAGAGGCTTTGCCTTTATCCGAGCCACCCTTAGCCTTGCGGCGTTCTTGGCGCTCTTTAATAAAGTCAATCGGACGCTTACGGGTTGGCGGCTCCTTATCGGCGTCGTCGTCCTCGTCTTTGTCCTTGGAGGTGGATTTCTTTGACTTTTTATCGTCAGTTTCGCTCCTCCTCGTCGTCAGAGCCGTCGTCGTTGTTATCGTCAGCGTCGGCACCCTCCTCGGTGTCGTCGTCTGCGCCACTTTCGTTTTCAGAGGTAGTGGTTTCCTCCTCACCTGCTTTATCAAGGCTGTCCTCGCCTTGTTTGGTGGTTTCAATCTCTCCCATAGTGTAATGATTATTACTTTTTTAATACTCACTCCCTCGGAAAAATGGGGGTAAAACCGAGTGAATGGACGCTCGTTTAAGAGGGACTAACTCTCAAACGGGATTGCGATTTGGTTATCCCGAGCCTATCGGCTCGGTGTTGAGGAGTAGCAGGTTGCCAAGGACAAATCGCCAAAGCCCAAGCATTACTACACCCCAACACCGAACCGACACGCTGACCTGATTAAGTTTTCAAAGAGCAGAGCACCCCAACCTAGCCGTACTTAGTTCCTCCGTACGACCCTTGGCACCTTGTCGTACGGGTCGTACTCGGGTACTTCGGGTTGAGTTTGGTTGAAGCGCTTAATGATTTCGTCAGGCTTTGCAAGCAATTCCTCAAGGTACGCAAGCCTGTCGCGCAACCTGTCGCACTCCTCCTCCTTGAGAGGGGTTTTGCCGTCCTCGGGGTCAATCTTTCGCAAGATTGCTCCCTCAAGGACTGCAATGTTGCTTTCAAATATCTGTTTGAGGAGCAACCAACCCCTGTCCTGTTGGAGAGACTGCAATGCGTCAATGATGTCCTGCGCCTGCTCTGGTCGGTCAATAGAAAGGTCAAACTTTACGCCCTTTTTCGCGCTTTTGACCGTCTTTTTCGTGATTTTTACAAGTTTTTTAGCCATATGCGTTACATTGTTACGTTTGCCTCGTTAACTGGTGCCTTGGTACCCGACCCCTGTTGCATACCCTGACCGCCTGTAGGGTTCTGTGCGCTTGGCAATTGAGGGATAAGGTCAGGACGTACACGAGCAAGGAGCATAGCCCTCTTGTGAGCCTCTATGTGGGCATACTTTGCAGGTGTGTCGCTCAACTTGTTATGGATTTCAAGGTGCGTAACGTGGTCGTCAGTAGGTAGAACCTCAACGAGTTCGTCCTTTTCCAACTGCCTGTTCTCGTCCTCTGCACGCAGTTCCTCAATCGTAGGAGGCAAAAGTAGGTCAATTTCGTCCTTTTTAAGCCCCTTGAGTTTACCGAGGCGCTTAAAGCCATAACGCAGGTTTGCGGTAGGGTCTTGAGCGATTACGGATAGGTAGCCCTCAAAGTTTCGGCTCTTGTTGAACTGCTTTGCGTCAGAGAGCACGCGGCTTTCAACCGACACGTCAAGGTCAGTCGTTGAGACAATATCCTCGCGTCTGAATGGGCGGTATTGAGCACCGAGAGCGCCAACAATACGCACCACTTTCTCGTCAATGCCCTCCTTGAAGTGGTCGCGGTAGAGGCGGTGCCACTGTTGCCAAAAGCGCTTCTCTGACCACCCGAAAATCTTTGCTGAAAGGCTGTAACGGGTGTCCACTTTCTGATTTTGGAGAGAAAGTTCGGTGGCAGTACGCTTTGCGTCGCTCTGTACGCCCTGTTGAATGTCAGGGGTAGCGGTTGCCTTTTGAGCCGCCGCGTCAAGCACGTCCATAATGTACTGAACCTCCTGTTTAACAACGTCCTTTGGCATTGTTACGACTGCTCCGTTCACGTCGCCCTCAACAGGAATAAACTTGTTGAAGTCAAAGTTGAGGTCAGCGCGGTTCTTAATCTTGTTGGCGTTGAACAGGTACATTGGGTGCAGGTTCGCCTTGGCTCCCTTAAGCCCGAGGTTCTGCAATACTGCACGAGCACGCTGTTTGTCCTCAACAAGGTCAGGGATTGAAATACCGTCAAAGGAGTTCGGTACAGGGTAAATGCGACGGTCAATAACAGGAATGTCCTTTGTCTTGAGTTCGTGGTAGCGGATAACCGTTTTGCGGTTGTCTGCGAGGGTTACAAACACTCGCTTGCCTTTCCAAATCGTAAACCACTCAAGTACACGGTGGTCAACGTTGTCTCCCTTAAGACCACTGAACTTAGACGTTTGCTGATAGCCTCGCGCCTCCTGCGACAGGCTCTCTGCCTCGTCAGTGAATGAGCGCAAGTCCTTGGTCTCGTTCTTGAGTTTGTCGTAGTTGAAGTAGGTACCTGCGTCCTCCATATCGTACTTCGTCAGGCGTACCTCACGACCCATAAAACGAGCACGTCCACGTCCTCGCAGGTCGCCGTTTACGGTAGTCGCACGAGGGTCAACAATGACCGTCATACGGTTCCAGTATTCGGGGATAGGCAACATTCGGTCTCGGTCAAACTCCATAAGGCACACAAGTCCTGTGCCGTAGAAAGTAGCGTCCCAATCCCAATTGTAATCAAGCATATCCTTTTCCATTTCGCCGTTGTCGTACTCGGCAAGGATAGTGTCGTTTTCTGCAACGTCCTCGTCGCCCTGTTCACGAGGGCTAAACGTAACGCTCAACTTGTCGTCATAGAGCGACGCAAGTACGGTTTGGTGAATGGTGAAAAGGAGAGGGTCGCCCACAGCCTCCTTATCGCGCTTTTGGTTGTTATAGAGTTTGAGGCGCAAGCCGAACTCGTCAAACTTGGGCTTAAAACTCCACCAACCAAGTTGAAACTCGGTCTCAACCTGCTCAATAAGGCTTGAAAAGTCAGTGTTTTTGTACTTCTCAATTTCTGCCGCAAGAACGTCGCCGTCCATTTCGTCAGTCGTCAAAACAGGCTCGGCTTTCTTAGCCACCTTTTTGACTGCCTTTTTCTTTGTAGTGGTGGTCTTTGGCATTGTGTTTATGACGCTCTCTTATCGTAGCGAGAACCAGTACCGCCCGAGCGCTTGGCGGCATACTCCATTTCAAAATCTTTGCCCGAGGTAGTAGGCTTCTTGTCCTCGTTCGCGTCGTCCTCAAGCCCGACTTTCATAATCTTGAGTGTTGAAC